TTAATGCCTACAGAAATAGTAAAAATAACGTATATCACAACACCAAATGGGCATAGATATACAAAAGGATGGTACAAGATGCCGAGGACTTCAATAGCAAGAAGTCGTACCTTCCAGGGCATTGCAACCGCTATGGCAGAACAATGGGGATAAAAACGGCTATCACAACCAGTCGGCGAGATAGCAGGGCTGTTGTATGTTTTAGCTCCGCACCCAGTTGGAGAGGGGCAAGAGTAAAATAATTGAAAGGAGGCTCACTATTTAGCATTTGTGGGTAGAGCGGGGTCGGAGTCTTTGAAAGGGACCGAGTTAGCGGAAAAACTCAACAAACCGGCCCCGCAAATTACAAGGAGGGAATATGAATAAACTAAAACTGATGTTGATAGATTGGCTCTGCAAGGATGATCCCAAGAAGGTTATCAGACTGATACTCAAGAGACATCTGCAAAATCATCACATATCAAAAAATCCTCAGAGAGAGGCGAAGGTAAAAAATGAAAAAATGTATGCTCTGTAAAAACAAACACCATGCTAAGGGATTTTGCGTTACTCACTATCATAAATATATTACACCCAAAAAAAAGAAGCAGATAAAATGCATGCTTTGCGAAAAACCTTTTCACGCCAGAGGTTTTTGTAATGTCCATTATAATGAATATGTATTTCCCAAGAAGGGATATAGAACAAATAAAATATGTGCGTGTGGATGCGGAACAAGATTAAAAGATAATAGAAGTATATGGGCAAAAGGTCACAGCACTATCAAAAAAGAAGGTTGTTCCTACGCAGGTTATATTTTTCAGCACACTACTTCACATCCAAGAAAAGCAAAGAAAAAAAATAACATAGGGCAACACATCTTAATAGCAGAAAGGGCACTTGGCAAATATTTACCGAGGAAAGCCATAGTTCATCATGTTGATGGTAATGGATATAACAATAAAAATGATAATTTAGTTATCTGCGAAAATAGGTCATATCATCAACTCCTCCATGCAAGAAAGAGAGCTTACGAAGCTATAGGAGATGTTCATCAGAGACCTTGTGGATTCTGTAAAAAATATTCGCCAATATCAGAACTGTCTTATAGAAAAGGACGAATAAATAATAATTATTGGTGGCACCCAAAATGTATGCGTGATTACGAAAAGAAAATCTACAGAATCAGGAAAGAAAAACGGGTGAATGGTCCCGCAATAATATAGGGAGGGAGTATGAGTGATATAATGGATGTAGCACCAATAACGGATGTACCCGCAATAGCAGACGATCAGTTATTAGTTATTGCTGACCAGGCTGAGAAGCGGATCGAGGCGGTAAAGAAGATCAAATCCTTAGTATTCAGGGTAACTAACTTCCATGATTGGATTGACCAACAGGGCAAGCCGTACCTGTGGGCATCAGGCGCCGAAAAGATTGCCCGGCTGTTTGGTATCTCTTGGAGAATAGACGAGCCCGTCTTTGAATCGTTAGAGGGAGGCCATTACAGCTACACATACAAAGGCTATTTCACCCTCGGTGGCGTCACAATCGAAGCGGTAGGCGCCAGATCCTCAAAGGACGGTTTCTTCAAGAAGTACGGCAAGGAAACCAATGGAGAAAGAAAAGAGTTGCCACCCTCAGAGATTGATAAGACCGATGTCAAGAAGGCTGCATACACGAACCTTATCGGTAATGGCATCACTCGGCTTCTCGGTATCCGCAATCTCACCTGGGAAGAACTGAAAGAGGCCGGGATAACTAAAGAGAAAGCCACCACGGTTGACTACGGTTCAAGCAAGGAACAAAGGACAGGATGTATTTCTGATGCTCAAAGGAAACGCTTTTACGCCATAGCAAAGAAAGCAGGATGGTCTGACGATGAAATTAAGGACTACCTCAAGACAATAGGCGTGGAATCCTCGAAAGACATTCCTACGGACAAATATGAAGATGCTTGCAAGTGGGCAGAGACGAGACAGAGACAGCCAGGGGAGGACGACTAATGATAGTAGAGCGAGTAATAGACAACAAGGCCCGTGGAATAAAACAATGGCCCGTGAGATCAAACCGGGCCTCATCTCTCGGTCATCCCTGCACACGCTATCTTGTCTTTGAGCGTACCAAATGGAATGAGAAGGTTCTTCACGGACCTTCTCTCCAGATGATCTTTGATCTTGGCAATGACATTGAAGACCGGGTCCTCCGGGATCTGCACGATGCAGGGTTTGAAATATTTGAACAGCAACGATCGTTTGAGTGGAAAGAATACGATATAACCGGCCACATAGATGCTAAATTACAGATAGGCCAGACTATTTATCCTCTTGAGATCAAGTCAATGTCTCCGTTTGTTTTTGAAAAGATCAACACGGTACAGGATATGCTCAACCACAAGTATCATTATGTCCGGTCTTATCCCTCACAGATGACATTATACTTGCTGATGGACAATAAAGAGGCAGGATTTTTTATTCTCAAAAACAAATCCACCGGCGCCATGAAAGAGATCGAGGTAAACCTTGACTACGAGCTCGGAGAAAAGTTGCTTAAGAAAGCAGAAACTATCAACCGTCATGTCGAGGCTGGGACACTTCCGGATCCCATCGAATGGGACGACAACGTATGCTCGGAGTGTGGATACCTCCATATATGCAACCCGGTAAGGACCGGAACAGAAGTTGACATTGTTGATGATGAGGAGCTCCTCGAATTGCTCATCAAGCGGGAATCATTACAGGTGTATGCAAAAGAGTTTGAGGAGATAGACGGGATCCTCAAAGAGAAACTTGAGGGCCGTGACAAACTATTAATTGGTGACTATTACATCACGGGATCCTGGCGTAAGACAACCAGGTACGAAGTCCCAAAAGATATTAAGGACCAGTATAAGACCGAGGCGCAATACTGGGTGCGTAAAATAGCAAAAGTGACAGATCAGAAAAGGATAGCTGCGTAATAATGTTGACTAACCTCCCCTATAAGAATAACCTTTTTCAAACGATTGGGGAGGTCTGTATGAGTGGTACAGATAGGGAGGGGAACGTGAGCGCACAGGGAAGATAGACCTTCGTCACGTTTACGCATGGGGGGAGGAAAGGATAAATGATACCCACAACCCCTAAATGTCCTGTATTTACCCCTGGAAGGTAAAGGAATAAAGGAGGAACTATGAAATTCACAATTAATAATGTCTGTGGAAATGTGATGTATGAGGTTGAAGCAGATAGTTTTTTAAAGGCAGTGGAGCAAAAATATGCCTATCTCCGTGGTGCCGATCTCCGTGATGCCGATCTCTATGGTGCCAATCTCTATGGTGCCTATCTCCGTGATGCCTATCTCTGTGGTGCCGATCTCCGTGGTGCCTATCTCCGTGATGCCGATCTCCGTGGTGCCAATCTCCGTGGTGCCGATCTCCGTGGTGCCTATCTCCGTGATGCCGATCTCCGTGATGCCGATCTCTATGGTGCCAATCTCTATGATGCCGATCTCCGTGGTGCCTATCTCTGTGGTGCCAAAAACATATCGAAGTTTTTAACCACCACTTTGTACTTCCTTCTCGACCAACCAGGAAAAATACGAGCCTACAAATTAATAAATGCCAACGGCGAAGGCCCGTACAATGGTGGTATTAACTACCTTAAAGATAAAGTTTTTACCGCGCAAGCCAATATGAACGAGCAAGTTCAATGTGGAGCAGGAATCAATCTGGCTACTCTCGATTGGTGTATGAAAGAATGGCGTGAGGGGTATCGCATCCTCATTATGGAATTTTCCCCCAAACGTAAGAATGGCGCACCAAATATCTGCGTACCAATAGGGTCTGACGGAAAATTTAGGGTATGGGAATGTACGATGGTTGGAGAAAAGGATTTAAAAGAGTTGGGATTAGTAAAGGAGAAAAAATTGACTTCTCTCCAAACCTAAGACCCGTGAGTCGTAACCCACGTTTACGCATGTTACTAAATAAAAGGAGGAAACAAATGGAATACCCAACGTATGAATTAACACCTGAGTTAAAAGAAAAGATTGATAATATGAGTCATTATGATATGTGTGCAACTTGGCGGTTTGCAAAGTCAGGAAATCCCCTTATTATGGGGGAAACAGGACAGTATTTTGAAGATCGATTGTTTAACCACTTCGGGGGTTTTACTCCAGAAATATCTAAAAGCCTTGGGTGGTAGAGAAATAAACGGGCAGGGGTGGCGAAATGGGTAGACGCAAGAACCCTGAAGGAGTGCAGACCCTAATGAGGATGGGTTCTGTCTGCATTGCGAGGTTCAAATCCTCGCCCCCTGCCTCAAAGGAGGAACAATGTTAAGAAAATGTAGCGTTTGTGAAAGGGAATTTGCAGTAG